GTATGTATTGTTATTCTTAATGGGTGTCAAAGTTACTGAATCTTCCATAGAAAACTACTTTAAGCACAGTACAAATTACTGGGTAAAGAGCTTGATTGTCAATCATGATTTAATTAATGATAAATTCATAAAAACTAAGATATACAACCTAATTAAAACAAAAATTGATAATGGGTGTATGGGTTCAATAATTTTAGAGGGGAATAATCAAACAATCGTATCAGATCCTTATGCGATGATGGAATATTTATGTGGACAAGAAGTAAAGGGATTACTAGAATCTAATAGATATTATTCTAATTACTGGAATGAAAAAGGAGTTACTGAAGTAGTCGGAATGAGGCCACCTTTAACGTATAGATCAGAATGTGTAAAGATGCAACTAGATAATGCTGAGGAACAAAAGTTTTGGTATAGATATTCCTATGGTGGAATTATAGTAAATGTTCATGGGCATGAAACCGATAATTGGGCAGGAAGCGATTTTGATTTTGATTTTCTAAGTACAACTTCTAATACAATTGTTAGGAAATCAGTGTTTAATAATGAATATCCAGTATGTTATGAAGCTCCTAAGCCTAAAAAGATTATATTTACAGAGGAAGACTTGTTTAAATCAGATAAATTTACATTTGGTTCTAAGATAGGAGCTATTACAAATAAAAGTACAACCGGACATGCTTTATTAAATACATTTGAGCAGTTATATGGCAAAGACAGTCGTGAGTATTTAGTAACACTAGACAGAATAAAGATGTGTACTAAATTACAGTCAGCTCAAATAGACAAGGCCAAGATAGGAAAAGAAGTAAAAGGTATTCCTAAATTATGGCATGATAGAAAATATATAAGTGAATTAGATATTCCAGAGGAGGAAAAAGATTTCTTTAAGAAGATTATGCTGGATAGATACCCATATTTCTTTATTCATTTATATCCTGATACTAAGAGGAGTTATAAAAGTCATGTGGAAGGCTATGACCTCTCTAGTAGACACAAATTCGGAATAGGAATAGTAGAGTTGCTTGAAAAAATTGATAAGACCGAGGAAGAGGAGTCTTATATACAGGCATATTACAAGTATATGCCTGTAATATGTGGAGATGGAGTAATGAATAATATCTGCAAGCATATTGAGAGTGTAAATTTCAACATTAAAAGTAGTATTCAGAAATCAACTACTAAAGATATTCATTTAATACTAATGAGGAATGAAAATCTATCAGACTTAGAGACATATGAATTGATATTAGGTGAGTATAAAAATATGAATAGTGAAATAAGAAAACTTAATAACATCAAGAACAATTCAATAAAAAATAAGTACGATGAGAGTATGTCTACTGAGGTTAACAAAATCTATGAAAAATTTAAAACAAAAATGAGTAAAATCTGTTCTGATATATATGAACTCACAGATTACTTAATTAAAATATTTTATGTTGATTTTCCAAATTCAAATAAGGATTTATTATGGAATACTTACGGAGATTGTATCTTCAAAAATATAAAAGATAAAAATTTGAATGAGGTGCTGTTCCCTGTTCCTGATAAAGAAGGCACTATAGATTACTTAGAAGATAAATTCTTATTGAAGGAGGTTGTTATATAATGAAATATAAATATAATGAAAAAGAATACGGTAAAGCGATGTTTGAGAATGGGTTTCAGAGTGACTTTATAAGATATGAACTAGTGGTATTAGTTAAATACCTAAAGTTCATAGATTATAAGAAGAAAGATACTGAGGTATTCCTATATAGTTTCTGCGAGAAGTATATTCCCTCTTTTAATAAGGTAAAGTATTATAAAGTTATTGATGGAGCTATACGAGATGGAAGGAGAAGAGATAATAAACTCATTGAGGTTAAAGAAATTACTTTAATGAAAAATGAAATGGAATATATAGACGGTTTAGATATAGATCAGGAATATAAGAAACTGCTGCTGGGATTTTTAGTAAGGAAGAAAATTGCATTAGCTATAAATCAAATAAATAATAGTGATGCTAAATTATCTACATATTTCGGAGGAGGTAAAAAAGGATTTAGAGAAATATTTATCTCTTCCAATATAAAGAGTGGATATAAGATTGATGAAATGATAACTACTTTAGTTAGAAAAGGAATTGTAATTTCAGTTATTAAAGGAGATATAGTTTTAGAATATATAAATCAAATCCCAGAAGGAGGAGAAGTTTATGAAGTAATTAAAGATTTTGATAATATAGGATGGGTATTTGATTATTACAAGGGAGTAAACAATATCGGCAAGTGTCAAGAGTGTGGGCAACTGATGCAGATACGAGGAAAATATAAATTGTATTGCACTGACTGCGGAAAAGAGAAAGAAAAAACAAGGAAAAGAGAATGGAAGAGAAATAGTAAAGATATTGGTAGCGAAGTTTGAAATCACCATAACTGTTGATATGACTACGTTTGTGGGATATTGTATTTTTTTGTTATATGAAGTATAAAAGTAATAAATACTTCGTTGAAACGTCCCACAGCTGAACATTAACCTATATGGTTTAAGTAAAATTAAGAGAGCTTTGCATGGGATGTTTTATTTTTTAAGGTTCATACTAAATAGTATTGTATGGTTGAAGCCGATTATTGCAATCCGACTTACCTTGCACAGTCTGGTACACTTGGACGTTAAACTGGTGGCTTATATTCATAGTAGTTATTTATGAGGAGACATTGATCTCCTCTAGCTACTATATATTTTTTTTATTCATAATAAATAGTATTGTGTAATAATTTATAGGAGTAAAGGAGACGTATTAAAAATGGTAAAGGTAGAACAAAACACAACTGTAAAATTTTCAGCAAAGGGTGAACTAGTTTCAATTGATGTTGATGGTATAAGAGTTAAAGATTTAAAAGAAGGAACAATTGATCTGATTTCATTTGAAAATGTAAGAGCATCAATGATTGGTAAGGAAATTACGCTAACTTTTCAAAATAAAGAAGAAGTTTAAAAATATAGGCAAGAGCTGCTGAGATAGCATTCTCCTTTGCCTTATTAATTTTTTTGAAATATAAGGATGGAGGAGAAAAGTATTATGGAGGAAGTAAATTTAATAGATAGATTAGAAAATGAAGCTGACTTTGAATATAAATTAAGACTATGTAGTCTTAAATTAAATAAAGAAATAGATTTAGATTGGTCTGAGATCGTAGAACTTTTAGGACTCACAATTTCTAGTGACCATTTACGTAAGTTATCTTATGGGTACAAAGAATGTGAACAGTACTTGAGAGACACTAGATATGTTGAAGCTGAGACTTTAGCAGATCATATTGAAAGAGAAAATATTTCAAATCCTAAATCTGAAGATGTAGTTCGTCTAACAGATGAAGAAGATCATATTCAGGTAATGGATATGGGAGATAAATTTCATATCTATAATAGAAAGAGAAGCATAGTAATTGATAAAGAAAAGGTTAAGAAGATTAAAGAGATGTACTGTGATAAGACCCCTTTGACCGTCAATGAATTATGCAGAAAGCTAGATATTGCTAGAAGAGATTTCATGCTACTCAAGCAAGGATTGTCTATTTGTCATTCAGATGTTCCTTATCTTGATGAAGACATTCAAGAGGATAAATTGGGTGGATTAGTTGAAGAAACATTAGAAAGACGTAAAGAAAAGTATTTTCTAAAACTTCAACAGGAAGAAATTAAGCAAATGGAAACTGAGTTGACAGCATATAGGAAACAGGATTATTTATTTGATAAGATTTCTAGTGCTATAAATGACATTAAGATTGAGCCGGTTAAATATTCTGTGAACATAGTTAAAAAGTCTAAGGTTAGAGAAGGTTTATTAGATTGTATGGATCAGCACTTAGGATTATGGAGTGATAACTATTGGAATAAATATTCTGTAGCTGAAGCTGAGAGAAGATTTGAAATATTAACTAAAGAAGTCATTGAATTTTGTGCTGAAACCGGAGTAACCATATTGCATGTAAGTTCTTTGGGTGATGCAATAAACGGTCTAATTCATACATCTTTAAGGTTAGAATCTGAAATTAATGTGGTAGAACAAATTAAATTAGCTACTAGATTAATGGGTAAAATGTTAAAGGAATTTGCTTTGGTATTTGATAAAGTTGTTTATGCTGACGTAGCCGGAAATCATGGTAGAATGATGCCTTCAAAATCAGAATCAGATGATAAAGAAAATTTTGAATATCTTATTAGTTTTGCATTAGGACTTATGCTCCAAAATGAAGAAAAAATAGTATTTGAGGATAATTTTTATGATGAAGGAATTATTGTAAAGCATATTGCTGGAGTTACTGTTATAGAAGCTCATGGTGATTCAGATAAGATGGAAAAAGCTGCTAGTACATTACCTTTAATGACAGAAGCTTCTAGTGAAATCCACTTAGGCCATACCCACTCAAATAAGAGTATAGAGCAAAATTGTATTGAGGTATTTGTGGGACGTAGTTTTTCAGGTGTGGACTCTTATGCAAAAAATTTGAGATTGACTTCAAAGGCCGGCCAGAAATTATTTATATATGAAGATGGAAAAAGAATATTTATACACGATGTAGTTTTTAATTAAATAATCAATAGTATTATGAACCGATATTTCGATATCGCTAGTGAGTAAAAGTTATCTCTTTGAATTAAGTTTACCCCACACTTGGTCGTGCTAATCTAGCACATTCTGACCGGAAAGCGGTGATCCTGATTTCTATTAATAATTCAATGCGTATATCTAACGCAAAGGTGTCCTCCGAGAGTAACGGGGACGTTAATATGTAGAATATTACTCGTGTGTAAGTCTGCCAAGTGAAAGCGTAAAGACCGAGGTTCCTCGCTCTAAGGCACAATAGAAATATAGGGTATTGAGGATAGAGGGAAGGTTAACTATCGCCCTTGCTTTGTAAAGGTACTGACCTCTTGTAAGACAGTCGAAGCAAGTTCGGAGATGTGGAAATAACCGTTCCACCTTGTCCTATATTTATTATTAAATAATGTTCTAACCCTAGTTATATCAACGGTTTAGAGTATAAAAGGTAGATTTTAAAAGAATTTAATGTGGTGGCGAAATGGTAGACGCAAGACGGTGGTCAGCCGTGCTTAATAGACGTTCGACTCGTCGTAGATAGTGGTGTTCTTAGTTGTAGGTTCAACTCCTACTCACATTGATTTTTTATTTATAGAGAGATATGTAAGTGGTTAAAACAGATTGTCTGCAAAACAATTGCTTAGGCTTCATGGGTTCAACTCCCATTCTCTCTTCCATAACTTGGAATGTTAGCTCAATGGCCGAGCATCTGGTTGAAGCCCAGAGGATAGTAGTCCGATTCTATTACGTTCCACCACGATAGGCTTGTAAGTACGCTTCAATTGAAGGAACTTTCACCCCCCCCTTAATATGCGAGACTCGTCTAATGGAAAGACAAGAGCTTCCAACACTCTTGATGTGAGTTCGATTCTTACGTTTCGTGCCATTTAGGTTTCTTTATATATTTATACCGTTGAAGAAAGTAAACTATTATGCTTCCTTAGCACAATTGGTAGTGCGTCTGATTTGTAATCAGGAGGTTATAGGTTCAAGTCCTATAGGAAGCTCCAAATAGAACCATATTTACACTAGTCTTATACCGGTGAAATTATCACTATAATTCTGTATGTATACAGATGAATCCGAGGTCGAGTTGAAATAACAATAGTACTGGATTATTTTAATATTAAACGATATTGTAGTGCAAATTCAAGAAGCTATTTAAATTATGGCTTCTTTTTAATTTACAAAAAAAATAAGGAAGAGAGGGGTGATTGATGTGGCAAGACCAACAGAAAAAGTATGTCCTAGTTGTGGTAAAAAGAAAAGATTTTCAGAATATTATGTACATAGAAGATTTGATAAAGAGTACGGTTGTGACCCAATCTGCAAGGTATGTTCAAAAGCTATGGCAACTACAAAAGAAGGTTTAGTAAATTATTGTAGTACCACGTCAAGGCCATTTTTAGAAGATCTTTGGAAATGGTGTGAAGATAAAACTGCTGAAAAATTTGATAAAGATGTATCTTATACTTCATTGACAGAAATTCAGCAACAAAAGAAATTACTAGCAAGAGTTATAAGCACCTATTTTGGGCAACAGGGACAATCTCAGTGGTACTCCTTCACAGGAACTGAAATATTCAAAGATGAGAAAGTAGGACAATTTGAAGATGACGAAAATACTGATAATTCAGATCCAGATGAAAAGAAATATTCGTCTAAATTTGGAGGAGACTTCACTGATGAGGAATTAGCTTATTTAAATAAACAATATGACGGAGCCTTAAAAGATTATGGGCTTAAGACAACGAATGATTTTGAGTATGCTATGAATGTTGCCGTTGCAGGACTAATTGTACGTAAAACAAGAAAAGATTATTTGAACGGTGTAGTAGGGGCAGACAAAAAATACAAAGAATCTGTCGCAATCTATGATTCTCTATGCTCATCTGCAAAACTCAACCAAAAGACACGCTCAAATAATGATGTGGCCGGATTAGGTTCTCTAAGTGAAATTGTAGCTAAGTTGGAGCAAACAGGATTTCTTCAGAAGAAGATAATATTTGAGAAGGATGATGTTGATAAAATCAATGCCGATATGAGACATGTTTTAGTTAGTTTGAGTGGTGATAGCTAATGGCAAGAAATTTTTCCAAACAGAAACAAGCTAAACAATTTAGGACAGATATTAATGGAGATAGCCCAGATAGTCATAAGGTTACAAAACAAAGTGAGCTTGAAAATCCAGAGGAATGGGAGAAATTAATAAGTTTTTACCGTCAGCATATAGATATTTTTATCGAGGAATATTTCTCAACCGAAGAAAGACCAGTTGAATTAAAAGATGTGCAAAAGATAGTCGCAAGATGCTGTGGGACATGTACAAATGTTATAGATATTGAGTCACGTTCTTTTGGTAAGACATGGAAAATGGCATGGATACTAAGTGCACTGTCTATTTTATACAGTGATAACCGAATTTTGGTAGTATCAGGAAATGTTTCTCAAGCAATGTTAGTTGCAAATTATATCAGAGATATTGCTAACAAAAATGTCAATTTTGCGAGAGAATTAATTTTGCCAATTAGAATTGGTAAGGATGGTGCAACAGTTAAATTCAAAAACAACTCTACTATAGTTTGTAAGGCTATGGAAAAAGATGGAAAAAACATAGTTGGGTTGAGAGAAAAAATTATTTATATTGATGAGAGTTGGCTAATAAAATCCACTGTAATTCAAAAAGCTTTAAGACCAATGTTATCTTACACCAGAGATGTTGCAAGAGAACAAAAATTTGAAGATTTCGATTCTAAATTGTTTGAAACTTCCTCGGCCTATTTAAAAACATGTGACTTATACGGAAGATTTGTGGATAACATTAATGACATGAAAAAAGGCAATATGAATAAATTTGCATGTGCTTTAAATTATAAAGCTGGAATCAGAACTGGTATTATTAAAAAGGAATTTGTAGAGGAAGAAAAAGCTGGTATGCTTGAAAGTGTTTTTTCAATGGAGTGGAATGCCCAGTTTATTGGAAATCAAAATGGTTCGTTCTTTCCATACGACTTGACGGAGCCTTGTAGAGATATGAAATCCATAGAATTAAAGCAGCCAGCTCATTCAAAGTCAAGATACATACTCTCATTGGATGTAGCAACTTCTGACGCTGATGGTGCAGATAATGCTAGTTTAATAGTAACAAAGTTTGTTGAAAAAAATGATGGAACATTTCATAAGTATGTTGTTTTTATGAGAACATTTCATGGATATGGGCAAGAAAAGTTAGCAGAGGAAGTCAGAAAAGCATGTCTTAGATTTCCTAATATCGAATCCACGATCATAGACGGAAATGCCATCGGTGAAGGTGTGGTCAGTTTACTTAATTTCCCTTATGTATATGATAATGTGGAGTACAAGCCATTTGTAAGAGATGATATTAGTTATACTGGCACGAATGCTATTCCAATTGTTAGATTCTTTCGTGGAAGTAATGATATTAATAATAAAATGGTTGCAAAAACCAAATTATATTTTGAAAATGGAACACTACATTTTTGTATTCCATCATCAGAAGCGAGAAAATCACAGCAAGATTCTTATGATGGTTCAAATAAAAAGGACATATTAAAGCCAAGAGAATTATTAATTGAAGAAATGGCAGTATATTTTGAAGGTGATAAACTTCAATTTGAATTGAGTACCATCGTCACAAAGTTTACAGCAAAAGGTAGTGATTACTATGATACAGCCTTAACCACTCAGCACAAAGATAGATGTTCTTCTCTTTGGATGGCGATGGATTACATCTCACAATTAGAAGATAAAAATAGAGAAAACTATAATAACAATTCAGGAGATGAATGTTGGGGAATGGCTACAAGTTGGTAGCTCATAATAAATAGTATTATACCCATGAAGGAGGTGAATATATGTCAAGTAGAGCAAACAGAAAAAAGCAACAGGCAATTAACACAGCACAAAAAACTAATCCATCCACAGAATCTTATTGTATGGGTGTAGATATGAAAACTTTAGGTGCTGGAAAAGGTTCAGATATAATAAGTGTCTTTGATAACAAGAACTTTACAATTTCTGGTTCTCCTAAAGGTTATAACATAGAGACTATTCTTCGTAATCGTCAAAATTATATTTATCTAATATATGAATTAATGTCTTACTACCTAGAGTCAGATGCAATTTTCGGAGGTGCCGTAAAAAAGATATTAACTCCATTCTCTTGTTCAGGATATCATCTTCATGGTAGTAATGAAAAAACTAAAGAGAAATATCTAGCTTACTATGAAAATGTAGGCATGAATGATTTAATTAGGGACATATTCTTTGAACTTTATACTTATGGGAATTGCTATATTTATGATAGAGGAGATTGGTTTGATATATTCCCTGCATATCGGATTCGTATATCAAGTATAGGAATTAATGGAGAACCTGTTTTAGAATATCAGATTATTGAATTTGCTCAAAGTCAAAGATTAGCAACAATGGCTACTGAAGGATTTATAGATTCTGTTAAAAATCTATATAGAGGTTATCCACAAGAAATATTAGACGGAATTGATAAGGGTTCCCTGTGGGTACAACTTGATCCTAGTAAAACCTATACAATCCAAGATGTTAAGAGTCGTTACGAAAAATATGCAATACCTTTTGGAATGGAGGCTATTAGAGCATTTCAGAAGAAACAACTCATTAGTTTATATGAGGATTCTCAACTTAATTTAGGTATGAAAGGATTCATTCATATCCAGGCCGGAGATAAAGACGTAAAGAAAACTCTTAACTCTAATGAACTTGCATCTATTGGTGTAATTTTTAAGAATGCTATAAATGGTTTTCCTTTGGCAGTTACTGCTTGGAATGTAAATGCGAAGTGGATTGAAACTACTAATAAACTTGTATTTGATAAGAGTAAATATGCTTCTGTCAACGCAGATATATTAAGTGCGTGTGGTTTGTCAAGCCTTCTAATTTCAGGAGATAGTGAAGGTGGTTCATTCGCACAAGCCCAGGTAAATGTTAACACTTGTGAAAAAAGGATAGAAAGTAATCAGAGAAATGTTTGTGAATTTATTAAAAAGGTAAATAGACAAAGGGCAATTGACTGGCGTATTCAAGCTAGTAAGATACCAGATTTCCTATTTAATCCGATTAATTTAGCAAACGATTCTAGCTTTAAAGATCAAGTAGTTGAGCTGTTCACTCTCGGATTACTAAGTCGAGAGACAGTTTTGGATAATATGGACTTTGATTTTGGCCAGGAAAAAGAACGTAAAACTTCTGAAAATGCCGAAAATTTAGACGAAGTATTTAAATTACCACCAAGCTTTAATAATCAATCTGGAGATAAAACAGATTCGACTGGTGCTCCTGTTAAATCTGTAAATAATAGTAAACAGGATAAAAATAATTCTTCAAATGTGCCTAAACCTAGTACAGTTAAGAAATAAATATTAAATTTATATGCTAAAGGAGGTGATATTAGAAATGCAAGAAAAGATTCAATTTACGTCTAAAGTAATATCTTTAGGTTCCCAAGAAAATGATCTATATATGGAATTATCTATGGTTTTTCTTGATGATATAAAAAACCTCAATGACGTAATATTTACAAAAGATTTTTTAACTGATGTTGAGACAAACAAATCTCAGTATATAGGTTTACCTTTAGTCGGAGATATGAATGCTTTAACAAGTGGTAAATATCAAAATTTAACTCATTTATTTGATAAAAAGACAGGTATTTTTTCTACACAAGCTTTGGGGAGTTTTGTTGATTTTAAAACTGAGATAAACGGTGGAATAACTCAACTTATAGCAATTTCAAGGGTATGGAAAAGATATCCTAAAGTATGTTTAGCTATGCAAGAATTATTCGACAGTGCAGAAGGATTATCTTTCTCATATGAAGTTCTTGTGGGAAAATATACGGTTGAATCTGGAGTTAAAGTGATAGATAAAGATGAGACAAATACTATTGCAAGTAGTTGCGTAGTAAGTAATCCAGCAAATCCTAATTCAATTGCCCTCACATTATGTGCTGCAATCGAAGAAGATTTAATAAATAATCAATCTCAAGGTAATGGAGGTAATTCTATGATAAGGACAAAAGACGTAACATTTGAAGAGATGTTCGCTGAAACTAAAGTCGTTCTGACTGAGATAGCTGAACTTGATCTTCAACAAATTCAAAGAAAAATTTATACCCAATTAAAAGATATTTGTGGCGATGAATGGTGGAATTTTGATATAAAAGATCAAGGAATAGACTACATAGTTCTCTCTGATTATTCAAGTGGAAACTATTTTAAAATTGATTATACAGTCACAGATTCAGACGTGGTTTTAAGTAATATGAGACAAACAACTAAAACGTGGGAAGATGTAATCCCATCAGTACCAGCATGTCCAAATTATGATGCAAGTTGTCCACAATGCTTAGAATGCGATCAAACTAATTTAGAGGAGGAAGATACTATGGCCGGTACATGTATAAAGAAAACAGTTGCAGAATTAGATGCAGAAATTTTAACTTTAAATGCAACAATAGAAACAAATAAAACAGAACTAGCAAGTGTTAATGAAAAATTAGCAGCAAAAGTAGTAGAAGCTACTGAAAAAGATTCAAAAATTGAGGTGCTTTCCGCAAGTGTAATTGAAAAAGATAAATTGCTTACAGAAATGGAACCAATTAAAGTTGAATATGAGAAGATTATAGCTGAAAAATCAGCAGTTGAAATAGCTGAAAAGAAAGTAATTTTAAAGGACAAGTATTCTAAATTACTTGACGAAGCAACTCTTGCTAAACCTGAAATAGCAGAAGCTATTGAAAAATTAGACGAAACTGTTTTAAAAGATGCTTATATAGAAATTGCAATGGCTAAAGCTACAAAAGATCCAAAGAAAATAGAAGTTGCTTCTACAAGAGCTACAGACACAATAGTCATTGCTGGTGGAACAGATATCATATCAAAATATATAACACTTAGCAATAACTAGTTTATATTAAATAATATTATACACTAATAAAAATTTAGGAGGAAAAATAAATGGCAGTAGTATTAAATATCGGAGACATGGAATATGTAGGAACATTTACTTTAGGAGGTGCAACAGCAATTAAGAATGGTACATATGTTGTTGTTAATTATGCAACAGGTATAGCTTTACCAACTGATGCAACAACTGGAGATGGAGATATTTTCTTAGTTGATAATATCATTGATACAGTTCCAGAACAATTAATCAATGATTTAGATTTCTTAATTCAACCTGGTAAATTCTTAAGATTACACAAAGAAGAGGTTGGTGATATTACAACTAATACTCTATTTAATGGTGTTATAGCTGTTGGAGATGTAATCGCAGCCGGAGTTAATGGATATGTTGAAGCTAAAGCAGCAAGAACTCCAAGAAGAACATTTACAGTTATAGAGAAACCTACTTTATGGGGAGTACCAACATTAAAATATATTGTTAATGATAAATAATCTTTTATATTAAATAATATTATACCCAAATAAAAATTAGGAGGAATATTAAATGGCATTAAGAACAGACAAGGCTGTAGAAATTTTTACAGCGATGAATTTAGGTAAAATTAAAGATAGCGAAATCGAGGTGGCTGAAGCTAGATCTGCTATGCAGGAATTAGCAAAAAATCCATCACCAAATAACAGATATGAAATAGCTCAATTAATTGCTTTCACAGTAAATGATATTCTTGAGCAACAGACAAACTTCGTTGAAACTTTTGCAGATGTTCAAAACGTTGGACTTGACGAAAAGGCTTATTTTGACATTGAGTTAGATGGAATACAGGCATTCATTCAAGCCAAAGGTGCTACTACTCAGAGAAGTAAAGTATTAACAAAGAAAATCACTATAGATACTGATGCAGTATCTGCTAGACCAGTAGTTGATTTTATTTCACTTGCTCAGGGTAAAGTAAATTTTGATGCAATAATTAATGATGCTGCGTTCAAAATGCAAAATGCTAAGCTAGCAAGAATCCAAAATGTACTTTACAATGCAATGAAATTATACGCAGACCCTAACTATAACACCGGTTCTGGTATAGTTCCAGCTACAATAGATCCTATGATAGTTGCTTTCTCAAGACTTGGACAAGTTTCTTTAGTCGGTGATTTAGCAGTAGTTAGTAAACTTGGTAAATTGACAGGTTGGACTGGTGGAGCTTTTTCTCAAGATTTAGTTAATCAACAGAATCAGAATGGTTTCATTGGAACATATAATGGAGCTTCTGTAACTAAATTAGTCAATCCTTTTGTTCAACACTCCTTAACTCAGACTTACTTAAAGAAAAACTTAATATATGTTTTACCATCAGGTATGGCAGCATTAAGACCTTTGAAAGTTGTTAACGAGGGAAATATCATTCCAATGGAAAATACTAACATAGATGACAGATCATTTGAGGTAAGATTAGACCAACATTTCGGGGCGGCTGTAGTAGTTGGTTCAGTTGCTTACATGGGAATGTATGAAGATTCAAGCGTAACCGCGTAGTTAATTAAGAGGGGATTAAATTCTCCTCTTTTATTTTTAAAATAAAGGAGATGGAGAAGATATATGGATTATAAGGTAATAAATAATAATATTTTCAATGTGGGTTTGCAATTAGAGAATGATGAAACAGGTAGAGACGGAATTAATGTTTCTGCAAATTCATTTGTAGTATTAAGTGATGTTGAGGTAGAATATCAAAAATCAAAATGCTCGTTATTTAGTAATGGTGCATTGGAATTAGAAGAAATTGTAGCCACTAAAACAACTGTAGCTGGCACACCAGATATAGAATAATTTTATATATAAAGGAGATAAGGAGCGAATATGAGTACAAAAATTAAAGTTCATAACAATAACCCCTTTAATGTAGGGCTTGAATTGATGGATGGATTAAGAGGGATTAACATACCTAAAAATGGATTCATGATGTTGGATGAGGATGAAATATATTTTCAGCATTCAAAATGTCAATTATTTAAAAAAGGTATTTTAACTATCGATAATGCAGAAATCAATGAAAATATAGGGATAACTTCTCAAAATATAGTTTCAGTATCTGATTCTGAAATTGAGGTTATATTAAAAAGTCCATTAGCAAAAATGAAAAAAGAACTTGCAACTATTACTGAAGATCATATCAAAAGTAAAGTTTTTGAAGTTGCAAAAAAAATGTATGCGGATTTAAATGGTTCTAAATTAGATTATATTGCAGAATTTTGCAATAGGGATTCAGAAGATTTAAAGCCTATTAAAGAAGAATCAGCTAATAAAATAAAATTGGTTAAATAAGGGAGTGATTTACTATGACCTCCTTAGTAGATATTCAAACAGAATTACAAGGTAATATTAAATTTCAAGCAACTCCTATTCCAATGACAAATGATGATTATGCATCCTTTACATTACAAGGAGTTAAGAGACTTTATGTTGATGAAGGAATTGAAGATAACTTCTTAACTGACTATGATAAAACTGCAAATACTCTACTCAGAGATTTAACTTTAACAGAACAAGAATATGCATGGACTTGTGCTGAAATAGCATTTAGATCTCAAATAAAAGATGATCTTGCAGAATTGGTTGGGTATACAACTGATGCTTTGAGTGTGAGTAACGCGACACAACCATATAAGAATAGTCAAACAGTAATTACAACTCTTGAAAATAGGCTATCAGTGATAGCCTTTAAGTTTGCTCATAGTAGGTATACACTATGAAAGTTCAAATTAAAATACGGGACGAGTCCTTAGAAATTGTAGACACAAAAGAATATGAATTTAGAGAGTTTTGTGATTTATTATCTCAGAAGGTATGTAGCTGTCTTTACTTAGTTGAAGATTGTTTAGATCCTGAATCATCAGTAGAATTTAAAGATATCAGAACTAATATCCTGGATGTAGCCGGAGAAATTAGGAGACTTCCACTCAATATTATAGAGGAGGTGGAGTAATGAAGTTTTATATTCCACCAAATTTACAAAGTGATTTTAAATCTGTTCTGGCAAGTCCAGTAGCTACTCAAATGCCTTTGAATTTTGATCCACTAGTTATTATAAATGCAATTGTTCCAGAAATAGATCATAGAGAAAAATCTAGTACGGTTTCAAAAGGGACTAAATATACTTATGCAAGTACAGATATTTCTTTAGAGATAGGAGATTATCTTCAAGATGATAACGGGATTTATCTTATTAATCAATTAAGAATACAGAAATTTCCAAGTTGCTATAAATTTCTATTAATATCTTGTAATGCAAAATATACGGTAACTAGATATGAAAATATGGTTCAAGATGATAATGGAAATATTCTTATTGAAGCCGGAGACCATGATATTGCTAAGGATATTTATTGTTCTAGTTTAGTTAGTGGTGCCCAGTTTCAGATAACGTCTGGTAACGTTGGTGTCGTGCCTGTGGACACCGTTACCGTACAGACTAGGTTTACTGTAGCTGAAACTAAAAATATAGCTATTGGAGATAATTTTTTATGGTTTGGACAAAAGTATCAAGTTCAAAGTTTAGATTACAGCCAGATTTCTATTGAACAAGATAATGGGATGCTAGGATTTGTTGGAAAGAGAGTTGTGGTAGATACAATTGTATAAAATTATTATTTATTGAAAGGAGTAATTATTAATGAATTGTCAAAGTGGTATATATAAAATATTAAACCTTGTAAACGGGAAATTTTATATAGGAAGTTCTATTAACCTTTATCAAAGAAAAGCAAATCATATTAGTGCTTTAAAAAATAATCACCATCATAGTATACACTTACAAAGAGCATGGAATAAATATAGCGAAGAAAGTTTTGAATTTAGTATTTTAGAGTATATATTTGATAATTCTATAATAATTCAAAGAGAGCAATATTGGATTGATTTTTATAAAAGTTATGATGGTAAAATCGGGTATAATATCTCTCCTACTGCTGGAAACTGTTTGGGTGTTGCGTGTTCCGAAGAAAAGAAGCTAAAAATAAGTAAGACACATATAGCCTTAAAATTAGGCGGAGAAAAAAATTATATGTTTGGTAAAAACACTCAGAAGAATCAAAGAGAAGAATGAGTGAGTCAAGTAGTGGAGATAAATCTTCTATGGCTATATTAAATGAAATTCAAGTAAAAGAAATAAAATTTATGATAGTAGATGGATATAATAACGTTGAAATAGCAAAAAAATATTGCGTTAACAATAGGACTATTAGTGAAATAAAATGTGGAACATCATGGAAGAGCGTTACAATTGAAGGTTTTAGTAATAATGATTTAAAACAATTGAATAATAACATTAGTGTAAATAAACATAATTCAAAATTCACAAAAGAAGACATAATAAAAATTAAATTTATGATAAATGATGGAATTAAAAATGTAACTATAGCAAAGACATTCAATTGCAGACCAACCGTCATAAGTAAAATAAAATATGGAGAACTATATAAAGATATAACCATTCCCGAAGATTACGCTTGTGAAAGTCTGGGTGCTTAATATGCAGTTACAATTTGATTCAGCAAGATTAATTAATGATATTATCAAAAATCTTAATATTGAGATGGACTTAGTGGCAAAAATACTAGTTGAATTTATGGCTGGTGAATTATCCGGTCTAAGGGTAAATCCTAATAATCCAGAAATGTCCGAATGGAAGGCTAATGTAATTGACGCTTTAAAATGGAGAGCTGTAGCTTCCGCAGGGCAACTTGTTCGTGAAGTAGGTATATTACAACAGGATAATATGGGATTAATGGATGAAGCTCTATCACTTGAGTATGGTACAGGAACTCTTGCTAACACGTCTGCCAATCCTTGGTATAACGAGTTCTTGTCTTCTGAATACTATCATGAATCACGCCAAGGTAAAGAAATATATTCTCTGCCAGGAGAACAGGTTTTTGATCCGGCCACAAATTCATGGTCTGACAGTCAAGCCGAAACAAGAGTTGCGATGCCTTTTATGGCTCAAGATGGAGCCTTATATTGGACAAACATATTTGGTAATTCAGCTATTATGGCCGAAACATATTTTAATAAAGGAATTGACAGAGCAATAGTTAGGATAGATTTTAGTAATTATTTAATAGTGAAATAGGAGGTGATTGAATGGGTGGAGTAGCTACCGATTTTGGTCAGATAATAAAGACATTAATGTCAGATGTAACATTACGCACGATTATGCTTGTGCCAGTTGCTGAGCAAAGTAACACTTTGATGATAGACAAGTATTTTTGCGAAGGTGTAACTTCTGGGATTATAACGAGTACAGCCATATGTAGGGTTATAATCTTAAGCAATCCCTCCAGTGATACCAATAATATGTATGTACGAAGTGATATGTTAGCTATTGAAGTTTTTGTTCCCAATGCTCCAGGCTCTAGTAATTTAGATAGGAAAAATATATCTGGATTTGAAAGACGTAGCAATCAGATTGTTGATAGAATTATTCAAATACTAAATAACAAAATGGTGAATGATAGAAAATTTCACTTAGAAGGTAGACACGAACTAGCCTCTGGGACAGTTGGGTTTTGTAGAATGTTTTTACAGTTTTCTTATAAACGTTGCTACAATTAATAGAGATTTGTATTGAACAAATACCATTCTAAAATAAATAGTATTGTATGTCGTGATAAGAGACGTTAAACCTTATACTAAAAAGTAAAGAAGGAATTTTAAAATGGAAAAAGACCAATTAGGGTTTATAATTGATGCCCCAAATGTGCTTGTAAAAACCAAAACAAAAGATATCATAATTGATAAGGCAGATAGCGGTTCAATTGCGTTCAGTGGCGATACAATCGATATTTCTGCGGGCTGGTCATTCACACAATTAGCTAAGATTCCAAAATCCAGTAAAATAGAAATTAAAATAAGTAATGCAGAATTTTCTATGGATCAAATGGCTATTGGAACAGGTGCTGACTTAGTAGTAGGCGCAACTGAATATAATAAATTTGGAGATATATATGAAGTTGATCTCACAAATTCTATTGTTATTCCTGAAGTAGTTGTTGCTGGAAGCTTAAGAATAAATGGCTTTACAGAAACTACAACTACAGTAGCAATTGGTCAGTTTAAAGTTACTATTGCAGCAGATTCAACAACTGTATTATTTTTCACAGATGTTTTAAAAGGAACTATAATTAAACCATCTTATAAAATTCTCACAGCAGCTACAACAGTATCATTATCTGCAAAGGTAACATCTGTTCCTGGTTCTGGTGAATTTGTCGTTTCTTACCCAATCTATGAGTCCGAAAGTGTTGAGTCATCTATATGGGCATATGGACAGTTTATAATTTATAAAGCAGCTATAACACAATCATTTACTGCTGGTGGTAATTATAAATCAGCATCCAAATTTGATCTTTCAGCTACTGCTTTAAATCCACAAAGAGCCGATAAGAAATTATGGGACTTCATAATTGTACCAATAGTTTAGAAACTAAATAATATTGTAAGGAGGGAGAAATCTCTCCTTAACTGATTATAAGGAGAAATGGAATATGGCGAGTAAACTCACTCAAGATCAGGTAGAATTATCAAATGGAAGAATATATAACATCTCACCTGTAAAAGTTAAATATATGCTTTTAGGGTTTTATAATGATTATAATAATATAAAAAAAATAGGTTTTGTAAAGTTATTAGGATTTAGTGATGGTGAAGTAATAGTTACTAATTTTTTAAAAGCATCCTTTGATTCTGAAGAAATTGCAAAAGAAGTTTTAGAATTCCTTCATGCAAAAGATATGACTAGAATTATTGATATTACTAAAAGACTAAATGAATTAGTCGACGAGCCCGAAATAAAAAACGACCAGCCTCCGATGACGGAATAAGCCTTCGGAGGGGAATTATATTAATCTCTCTAAATTATAAACTTATGCCAGACCAAGTAAAGGAATTGAGCTATGTGGATTATTGTGATTTCATAAAAGAACTCAGTATTCTATATGGGTTTGAATCGTATAAGGGAATAATTGGTAACTCATACGCTGGAGATGTAAGTAAAACATTATCTGAAATTAATCCAATGAATTACAAAGATAAACCACCAGCTATGACTAAAAACAGAATGACTAAAGCGGATGCATTAGCATTCATGGGCAGAACTAAACAGTAGAGGAAGGCACGAGATTAAACCATCGTATGTCTTCCTATTTTTTTAAGTCCATCATATAAAACTAGACTTTTAAAAGAGATAATATTATGAGATGCTACAGAAGTTATGTTTATATTAAGCTAATTTCTGTAACATCTCAGATAGAGATTGTTAGATTACAATACTATTTAATCTTTCATAATCAATAGTATTGTGTTATAATTAATATAGGGCAAACAAAAAGGAGTTATAACCCTTTTTGTAAGATAGTTCTCACTCACTATCTTTTGTCCTTATTTTAGTTTTTTGAGTGTGAATAAAAATTAAGGAGCGAGTATAACAAATGAAAAAAGAAAGAATAGCAACCAGAACCGACGAGAAATTTTGGGAAGAAGTTCAGAAGCATTGGAATTACGAAAAGAATGAAAAGAATTGGAGTGAATATACAAGAGGGAGTAAAGATTTTATATATTTAAATTGCGAAAACGTAACATATCACGTTTATAAAATCAGATGTTGTTCTTTTGATGCTGGAGCTAGATGTAATTATTGTAGTGCAAGCGGCAAGACACACCCATTAGATAGCTTTGCACAATGGGGAATTGATAATATCTGTGAAGACTTCCTTGAAAAATACTGGGATTCAAGTAATGTGATAGATCCATTTAAATTAAGGCCTGGCTCAGATAAAAAGATTTCTATAATATGTCAAGAAAAAAGTTACCATGGAAATTACGATATTGCGACTAAATCTTTTCACGAAGGATGTCGATGTGGTTGTTGTAATATGCAAAGTGGAAAGGTTCATCCTCTCGATAGTATCGGAACTTTATTCCCTCAAGTATCCTTGATATGGTCTGATAAAAACATAAAAAGTGAGTTTGAATATGCTCCAAGAAGTACAAAGAAGGTTTGGTTTAAATGTCCCTGTGGGAAACATAAAGATTATCCTAAAACTCCAGATAAAGCAGGAAGAGATGAGTTTAGGTGCCCAGAATGTACAAGAGAAAGAACAGAAAGTATCCTTCAAGAAAAAACAAGATTATATTTAGGGGAACTGGGTTATAAATTAAATCACGAACATAATTGTACTATCCTTCCTAGAAACCCTAAAAATCTTTATATACTTCCATTTGATAATGAGGTTATAGATTTAAAACTGGTTATAGAAGTTATGGGCTTACAGCATTACAGGTCAGATTACACATGGGGAATTATTGAAAACAAAGAAGCAGATTTTCATAAACGTCAGTTATATGATAGATACAAGAGGATGTATGCTAAGACGCAAGGCTATTCTTATTTAGCAATTCCATATTGGACGGATAATGCAACAGAAGATTATAAGAAATTAATCGATAATAAAATTCTCATATTAAATAATATTGTATAAAGCTAAGAGTAGAAGTTGTCTGCTCTTTTTATTTTTAGAAAGAAAGGGAGTTATTAATAATGGCAATAGGACAAAATCAAAAATTAATAGGACAATTATCTTTGGGACTTACCACTTTGAAAACAGACATTCAAGAAGCCAATAAAATATTAGCATCAATAAATGTTAAGAAATTAAATTTGGATATTATAGATAGTACAACAAAAACTAAATTACTAGAAACTACAAAATTAATAAAAAAAGAAATAGAAGGTATGGCTATTGGAGTTGATTCTTCTAAATTAAAATCTTCAATAGACTCAATGTTGAAATCATTTAATTCTATTCAAATTAAAGCAAAAGAAATGA